ATTGGAAGAAAAAAGCAAGTGATCGTAAAACAATCGTGTTTTGTTCGACAGTTCGACACGCACAGGATTTGGTCGAAGAGTTTAAAAGGTCTGGAGTTGTAGCAGAGATTGTAACAGGTGAAACACCAAAAGAAGAACGTAAGCAAATCTTAGAAGATTTAGAGTATGGAGAACTTCAAGTTGTTGTCAACGTGGCAGTATTAACAGAAGGGTTTGATGCTCCTCCTGTGGCTTGTATCGTCCTTACAAGACCATGTAGTTACAAGTCTACAATGGTTCAAATGATTGGTCGTGGTCTACGCACGATTGATCCAGAGATTTATCCAAATACGATTAAAAAAGATTGTATCGTACTTGATTTTGGCTCGTCTATTCTTACGCACGGTTCTATTGATGATCGTGTTGATTTAGACGGATCAGAGAAGTTAAAAGAAGGTCAAGGACCAGAAAAGTCATGTCCAGAGTGTCACGCTATTGTGCCACTTAGTTCCAGAGAATGTCCTTTTTGTGGGTTTGTATTTGGTTCTAACAAAGAGGTTACAGAAATCAGTAACTTTATGATGACTGAAGTAGAATTGCTTGAACATAGTCCGTTTCGTTGGATTGATATGACAGGCAACGGTAAAATGATGATGGCATCTGGTTTTAACGGATTTGGAATTATAGCGACTTTCGGAGAAAACTCAATTGGAATTGTAAAGAAAAAAAACGCTAGAGTTAGAACTGTTGCAATTGGAACAAAAGAACAGGCTATTGCTGCGTCAGATGATTTTCTAAGAGAGATTGAAAGCACAGACGCTGCTAATAAAACTAAACGGTGGTTGAATGAACCTTTGTCTGAAAAGCAGAGGGATCATCTTGAAAGACAGGGAATGAGAGTTAGTCAGTTTGATTTTTCTTTTAATAGATACAAAGGTGCCTGTTGGTTAAATTATCTGTGGAACAAAAGCATTATTGATAACGTAGTAGAAACGAATGGATATAAGTATGCAGCGTAATGACATTTTAGATAAAGCAAAAGAGTTGATAAACGGTCACAGAGCCAAAAGTTATGGTGATGCTTATATTAATCATAAACGCATTGCTGAGTTATGGTCTGTTATTTTAGAAAAAGAAATTAGTGTACCTCAAGTATATCAGTGTATGATAGCTGTTAAGTTAAGTCGTTTAATTGAAACGCCAGATCACGAAGACAGTGCTATAGATATTTGTGGTTACGGTGCTTTGCTTGGGGAAGAACATAATGGAAACCGTTGAAATTAAAATACAGATGACTGTTGCTCATGGAATTAAAATTGAAGAACATGAGTATAAATCTGTTATGAAAATGAAAAAAGTTAATGAAAAAAATATTAAGAGAATTGTTTCTAAAATTTTAGATCAGGAAATGGAAGAAATTGGAGGAACTTATTTGTGTTCAAAAGTTTATGTGCAAGTTAATAGCGAACCATATTTAAAGTTGGCTATAATTAATGATGAGTTTAAAGAAGGTGAAAATGAAACGTATCATTGATAATGATATTGTTAAGGAAATATTAAGAGTTTTTAAAGGGGCAAAAATAGTTAGAGTGGGAGACACTATCATGGACGAAGAAATAAAAATTGAAAAAGCAGAGCCTATTATGGCTTTTGCGAATGCTTGTAAAAATATTGGTTGGGAAACACAGTTAAAAGATTTAACAACAGAACAAGTTGAGGGATTGTTATTTATCATACAGGAAGCAAAGGATATAAAAAATGCAGGAAACCTTGGTCGATTGGAATCAGCTTACATTAAGTGGTCAGGCGGTCAGTTCCCTCCGACCTCAGGTGTTCCGTTCTGACAAAATAAAAGAAATATCTGATGTTATTGATAAATCAATTGTTGATAACAATAAAAAAAGAGAGCGAAGAAAATATCTCGGTGGTTCTTCTTTGGGTGAAGAATGCTCACGCAAAATACAATATCGTTTTATGGGTACAGAACCTGATCGGGAGAAAGAATTTAATGCTAAGACATTGCGTATCTTTCAATTTGGACATGACATTGAGGAAATGAAGGCAGAGTGGATAAAACAATCAGGGTTTGATTTACGCACGGTAGACAAACAAGGCGAACAATTTGGGTTCTCTATAGCTGATGACCAGATACGAGGACATATCGATGGGGTGATATGCGATGGTCCTGTAGAATTAGAATATCCAATGCTTTGGGAGTGCAAATCAGCAAACGATAAGAAGTTTAAGGAATTTGTTCGGGTTGGTGTTGCCAAAGCCAATCCAACGTATGCAGCGCAAATAGCTGTGTATCAAGCTTACATGGATTTGCATGAAAACCCAGCACTTCTTACGGTTATGAATAAAAATACTTGTGAAATATATTATGAGTTGGTGCCTTTTGATAAAGCGTTAGCACAAAAGATTAGTGATAAAGGCGTTCAAATCTTGACTGCAACGAAAGCATCTGAGATGCTACCAAGAATTGCTCATAATAGAGATTATTACAGTTGTAAATGGTGTGAGTTTAATAACACTTGTTGGGAGGATTAAAAAAAGGGTGAAAGCGTTAACTTTCACCCGAAGTAATTAAAGGTTACAGGGAACAATATAATGCGTGTTTTATCATTTGACAATACTAAATCTAGTATTTCTGCAATAGATTTAGTCGAAGAAATTAGCAGAAAAGTACCAGCTTCAGTGCAAATTGACATATTAAAAGAAACATATCCGAATGGTCGTATTCGGGGGAATCAGTTTGTGCTTGGATCATTGTCTGGTGAAGAAGGAAACTCATTAAAAATTGACATTACACCAGGTCCGCACTTTATGAAAGGCACAGATTTTAACGGTGGAGAGGGTGTAGGAGGTATTGTAAAAATTATGATGCAGGGTAAAGGGATGACTTTACCTGAAATTAAAGAACATTTTTCTGGGTACCTAGATGAAAGTCGAAGAAATGTTCGAGATATTGAGCATCAATATACGCCAACGAATCCATTTCAACCAACAAAGAAAAAATATGATATTAATACTCCGCATGATGGAGAGCATGAATATTTATCTATTGATGGAGAAGTTATAGCGATAGTCAGACGTTATAACGTGCGTGATGAAAATGGTAACATTATTATTGATGGCAGTGGCAAACCTAAGAAAGAGTTTAGGCAGTTTGTGGTTGGAACACCATATCCAAAAATGCCAGAGACAAGACCACTTTATAATATACCGAACATTTTTTCCTCAGACAGAGTTATTTGGGTTGAAGGTGAGAAATGTGCAGATGCTCTTAATCAATTGGGATTTACAGCTACCGCCCACATGGGTGGTTCTGGTATGCTATCAAAAAATTCTGCACCAAGTTATGATTTTTCTCCTTTGCATGGCAAAGAAGTTATTCTTTGGCCTGATAATGATAAGGCAGGTAAAAAAGTTGCAGAGTTAGTACAACAGTTGGCTTTACAGGCTGGAGCTAAGTCAGTAACAACGCTTACGCCACCACAAGGTAAACCTGAAAAGTGGGATGCAGCAGATGCTATTGCAGAAGGTTTTAATGTAAATAGTTTTTTAAATGATGCTCGGCATAAAGCTCAAAGATCAGTCAATCTACTTGATGACAGTTTATTAATATCAAGGTTTGATTATAATCCACCAGAGCAGAAGTTTTTAGTCAACAACATTATGCCACTTGGTATTCCTGCTTTGTTTGCAGCAGCAGGTGATTCGGGTAAAGGTCTAATGACAATGGACTTAGCTATGAAAATTGCTTCTGGCAAAGCTTTTCAATCTTCATTTGGGGGTCAAATAGGTGAGTTTGGTAATACGGTTATCTTTACAGCAGAAGATGATGAGGCTGAAGTTCATAGACGTATTTCAAGATTAGACCCAACAGGGGATAGATTTGATTATGAATATCAGATGAGAATTGTTCCTTTGCCAAATTACGGTGGTGTTTTCCCAATAATGCAACAAGGTATGGATAAGAGTTATCATTCGGGTGAAGAGTTTGAAAAATACTATGACCAATTGCTTCAGATAAAAGATTTAAAGTTGATTGTATTTGATCCTCTCGCATCTTTTGTTCATGCTGATGTCAACGCTGATCCTGCAGCAGGGGCTGCTTTAATGGGTCTTATGGCTAAGATAGCAACAGAAACAGGCGCTACGGTTCTTTTATGTCACCACATGGCGAAGGTCAAAGACAACGATCCACCTAAGACACCAGAGGAAGCTCGTAATCTTATTCGGGGTACGTCTGCTTTGGTTGATGGGGTTCGATTTGCTTATGCTGTATGGAATGTATCGGAAAAAATGGGGAGAGAAAGATCGAAAGCATTACGGATTGATTATACTCGTAATGGCTCTTC